CTAAAGCTATTCTATGTATTATTCTAACAGCATCGTCTTGTGATTTATATTTGCCTGCAGTTAAATTTAAATTTTGTTTTTTATTTAAAGCTTTTTCTGCGGACTCTAATGAATTATAATATTGAACACCTTGATATTCTTTTGGTATAAAAGATTTTCCTGATGGTTTATAATATACAATTTTATAATTAGCTTTTTTAGGAATATTTCTAGTTTTTGTTTTTTTATCTAATACATTATATAGTAATTAAAAATTTATCTACTAACAATTCTCATATTAGGAAATTTGGGCATATTATCAATCGCATCTTTGTTACGTTCAAAAACAGATTTTTTTTTCTTCCAATACTTACCTTCAAACATATAACCCATAGTAGCAGCACGAGCAGATGGACATCCTGACTGACACCTTGCTGTTGTCCGACCCGATTCATCTATTGAAATAACTGGAGAAATTTTGCTCTCAACTGGAGAAATTTTGCTCTCAATTTTTGGTATCTTGGTAATGTATGTGGGTTCTTCTGTCACAAATGTTTTTGTTATAGTTTTTGTTATAGTAATACAATCTGGACACTCACCAGTTTTAACATCAACCCAACATCCTGCTATAGCAGGACAAACTTCTTCTGTTATAAATTCTGTTCTTGTTTCTGCTGCAAATAGTGAACTTATCAATAGTGTTAAAAAACTCGTTGTCAGTAATAACTTTTTCATTTTCAATCTCTATTAGAATTAAACATTTCTCACTTTTCATATATTATTATACAGAAAAGTGAGATGTTTGTCAAGACAATTCGTCATTCATAGAGTCTTCCTTTACTCTTGTAAAATATATGTCTATCGATAGAGGCCATAACCTTTTTTTGTTTGCTCCATTTTGGATATTTTATCATCCAATTAGCATGATAGTGTGTAGCACCATCCGTTATGTCTATCAATCTATCATCATAATGACTCTCAAGCACTTTTACTGCAAGTGTTTGAGCAGATCTCCATGTTCTACCTTCGTTTGGAATATCCAAACGACCATCACAGTACCACGAAAATTGACATCTATCTCTCACAGGAACATGATTTTTTAATTTAGCATTATAATAATGAATGCCTTCTTGCACTACACCACAAATGGTATTGGGATAATTATCATTGAGTTTACGATTAATCGTAACGTTTGCTACTGCTAATTTTCCCGCTGTACTCTCCACACCCGCCTCAAAATAAATATTTTTTGCTAGACAATCTACGTCTTCTGTTGAATATTTAATTGTTGGTTCGGGAATATTGTAATAGTCTTTTGCCGATACACTTACAACTTTTTGTTGTTTAAGAAGACGATCTAAATCGATTTCCCATTTATTTTGTGTCGCATTGCTATTAACTTGTGAAGTAGTATACCATAGTGTAGCAAATAAAGCAAGGAACACCCTTACTATTTTTACCATACTTGTATCCTTTTTTGGTTATTCAATCAGTTCACTAAAAATACATAAAAAATCAATCTCAACCAAACTTGTAGTTATATTTATACACTTTTAATCTTCTACAACTACTTTTTTCTTTGATTTTTTCTTTGATTTTTCTTCAACTACCACCTCTACATCCTCTATTTCTTCGACTTCTGGAAGCAAATCTGGCCATACATCTCTGACCAATTTATACGATAATCCCTTGTAAGACAAATTTTGGTCTTTAACTGCTATCAATAATTTAGCATCTTTAGGGTCAACTCTTTCCAGTAATTGAACGAACATTGATTCTCTCTTGAGCATCGAAAGGTCATGTCCACCACCCTTGACATAATAATCTAATTTCTTCACTTCAAAATGAAGAGCACCATCAACAGAATCTGCTGTCTGACTTGGTGTATATGGTGGTGACCCTTTAGGAATATGCCACTTTACGTCTGGATGAAAATTCAATTGTAACAATGCTTGAGTTGCATAGTTAGCTCTACTCTTGAGTATTTCTCGTTTCTCTTCTCTTGTTTTAGCTTCATCAACCATTTCAAGAGTTTCGATAACATTATGTTCAGCCATATTATACTTCTCCCATAAATTGCTTATCTGTTATTGCAACATTTTTTTTGATTTTTGGAACATATTCTTGTGATGTTCCATGTTCTGTTTCGTTCATATCGTTTGTCCATACAGCATTGATATCTGGATAGAATACCCCTACAGACCTCTTAGGAGTTCCATCAGCGTAATATGCCATCGCCACACATCTAGGAACTACTTTGTGTTCTTCATCTTGACCCGAAAACATAGAAATCCAATCACCAGTTTTAAGATAATGTTCCATGTAACGAACATATGTTTTCTTGGAATTTGCTAAATTTTCAGCAGTTCTACGTTCTTTATCTGTAACGTTTCTACCCCTTGATTGAGAATTGAGAGCAGCAATCACTTGTTTATTGTGTTTTATCCACTCTTTGATGTTCTTAAAAGAATATGTATCATCATCTGGTAGACTCATCACCCTTTTGTTGATATTTTTATATTCAGCAGGTGCTCTTTTTGCTCTCATAAGTTTCATTCTCTCACGAAGCGCCTCTCTTTGTTCTTCTGTAATTTTACGAGTACGTTTAACCTTCATAGGTTTTCTTTCTACTTTCACTTTTTTTGCCATAATTATTTTTTCTTAGAATATTCAATGTTTGATTTGATAGTCTCTAACATCATTTCCCATTGCTTAGCAGTAGTTTCAATGTCATAGTGCATATCAAAGTATTGTTTCTGGAATCCAAGACCAGCTTGAACTGGGCCTTGCCAAAAACTGTCAATTGCATCTCTCAGAACGTAGGAAAATTTCCTAGCGTGTTCAGTCTTGTCTTGAACGTATCCATACATCCAAGCAAAGTTAGCACACGTTTCTGGTAAGACTGCAAGGTTCGGGCAGACAACTACACAACCAGCACTCATCGCTTCAATCACCGAAATACACGCTGTTTCTTGGTATATATTCGGATATGCGAGAATGTGTGTTTGTTGTAATGCTGCTCGAATTTCATCGTTGGATACTGTACCATGATAATTAACATTTGGTGTATCCAAACAAGCATCATATAAAGGTTGATATTCATTATCTTTCTCTTCCCATCCATAAATCTTAAAACTAGAATATACATCTAGCACCACGTTCTCAAGTTTCATAGCACGAAATGCTCCAATCAACAAATCCAATCCACGATGTGGAGTAGAAATATATGCTAGTCTTATTGGGCCATCTTTGGGTTTTGTGTGTACAGGAATAGGAGTAATTGAGTTTTTAAGAACCACACTTTTTTCATATTCAACTCCAAGGTCAAGATGATATTTTTCTAATGACCAATCAGAAGGAAATACGAATCGTTCAAATTTGTCTCTGTAAGATTTATCTTTTAGGAATTGAACTTCGGGATCTCTGGATGTGTCTTGAAACCAAAGAATTTTTGGTTTATCTTCATAATCACGAACTCTTGAAAGAATGATTTGAAAGTAGTTCCAGAGGTCTTCAGGCACTCTCTCCTTGACTCTTTCA